TGAAAATCATCCTACTTATGGGGATGCTTTTAAGCGCTTAATTACTGATGAAGCATCTAAATCTAGTAAGAAGAAACTTCCTGGCCTTCTATCAGAAGCTGATAGGGATATTGCAGAATTAGAAAAAACAATAAGTGAGTCGGAGGCTAACATTAAAGAGCAGACTCAACTAATGGCCGACTTAGAGGGTAAGGAGGATGAGGAATCTAAAGCGCTTTATTCTTCTGCTAAAATGAGTTTAAAAGCCACTCAGAGGTGGCTCCCAAGCCATAAAGATAATTTAAAGGATAATATCGCTCTAAAAGAAAGATTAGAACAATTTAAGCCCGGTGAAGATTTCGTAACGGGGGTTGGAAGATATTCAATCGATAAAGATGGAAAGATTAAGCTAACGAGTAGGACTGTTAATCAGCAGATTAAGAATGTGGCTGCGGCTATGTTTGGAGACGAGCTAGATTTAGATAACAAGGCTGATGATGAGCGTAAATTCTTAAAGGAGATGTATCAATCTTGGCCTTCTAAACTAAGTCGTAAAGATAAAGATTTTGTTCCTAAAATACCTAAGGAAGGCTTGTATAGCGATGTGAGTACTGAAGAGACACTTCCTGAAGAATTTAAAAAATTATATGAGGCTCTTCGTGATACTGGAAAAGATGTATCTCCAAGTGATTTTGAGCGCCTTGCAGCTACGGTAAAACAATATGCCCCTACAGATTTGGGAGAAGAAGGGATGGAAGAGTGGCATAAGCGGGTAACTAAACCTGACCCTGATAAGAACCCTGATAAGAACCCATATCTTAAAACACAGATCCCAGGAATTGATCCTGATATTCTTAGTGCAGATGATTATGATGAAGCGGCCAAAAAGCAATATTATAATTTCTTAATAGGAGAAGGTAAAAATGATCCTGATTTTGCTGTTCGACGCAAGGGAGTTGATCAGAAGAGGGATGAGTTTATAAATGCGGCTAGAGATACTTTCAAAGACTATTTTACTGAGGGAAAAGATCACCCTGCATTAGGCGATGATTCTTTGGGGAACATATTCGACGTCCATGCACAAGATAAAATAAAAGCAGCAGAAAGAGGTCCTAAAAGGACTCTTAAAAGAGAAGAAAGAAGTGCAAGTAGGTCTATACAGGGACAAGAAACTAATAAAACGATTGCCGCAAATAGAAAGAAATCGTATGAGAACCTTGAACCTCTTTTAAAAATAAAAGGTAAGAAGCTACAGGGGGCTGTTAATACTTTATTAAAAATATATAACGAAGGAGAGTTTACACGTCCCATAACGGCAGGTGAGGCTGCACCATCAATTCTTGAAAAGTTTCCGTCAGCTACCAATGATAAACGTTTCAAGGCGGCTCAAAAAGGAAGTAAAATCTTTACCGGGCTGGAGGGTGCAGAGCCGGGTCGATTGCATGAAGAGGACAAAGAAGGCGCTGAGTGGACTCCTGCTGTAAATATGACATTTGAAGTTAATGACTACCATAAACAGAATATGAGTAAGGTACTTTGGGGGATGGTAGATGCTCAATTGGCAGCAGGAAATTCAGATGAGGCCGATGGTATTGCAAAAAAATTAGAAGAGGCAGGTATTCCTGAACCTTATGCACTCAAACAAAAACGAAAGGGAGCGGGGAAAGAGAGGACGGTAAGAGTTGGATCTTTGGAAGCAAAAGTAAGAGCATTTGGTGAGGGTGGAGAATATAAAGATAGTTATTTAGGTAAAGATAAATTGGGTAAGGATCAAATAAAGTGGAAGACTGTTGAACTTGAAGGTCTCTATCCCGTTATCGATAAGCTTTCAAAAAAGTATGGGGTACCCCCATCGCACATTAAATCTCTTCTGCCAAAGATTACTGATGAAAGTTTTTCTAGGGACCAGTATGACCACCTGATTGGGCCTCTCAAGGAACTTGCTGCTGAGGAGGTAGCTATAGAGAAAATGAAGGGCGATCCAAAGGCGAAGAGGGAATACTTCGCTAATGAGATAACTCCACTTCTTCAAGCTCACAGAGATATATATCACCCCTATGTAGGCATGGCATTAGAGGAATTGGCAGGACTTAAAGGTGGTGCTACTCCTGGCGCTATAGAAAAGTTAGCCACTAAGCGTATGCCACCCAAAAAGGATGACCCATGGTTTATCAAACAAGATGAAAGACCTTTATGGCGGGAAGAGTTGTTGCCCGACGAGTATGAACTGAGGACAGACTCAAAGACAGGTAAGGTAACAACTATATCAAAGGCAGATAGGTTAAAAGAATTAATAGCTGAACGTGAGGAAAGGGTGGTTGCTGCTGGTAAGGAAATAGTCGCAGCAAAAAGTGATATGCAAAGCGCAGTAGCCTATAACCAGAAGCACGCTGCAAAGAGTTTTAGGTCAGAAGAAGAACGAGCTTTAATGACAGAGTTGGTAGCTAATTGGAATAAACGTCCTGAAGTTCAAACTTATAAAGAAAAAGATGACCCTCAGAATTGGATACGTCACGGGCTAAAGAAACAACAAGGTTATACCTCTGAGTATAAAACTAAAGTTAATGATTTATTAACTAGGCTGGGCGCTGATAAGAAAAACTTGATTAAATCTTTAATGGCCCAATTTGGAGTAGACAAGTATAAGGCATTTGAGATGCTTGGAGATGTGAGGAGTCCTATGTCCTATCAATCACTTTATTTAGATAACACGTTATTTAAATCATCTTTTTTGAACGGTCCTCAAAGTAGACGGAATTTTGATAATTCCTTTAGTCGGATTCATGTGGGAGTTAATCCTGAAGAGACACCTTCTTTTGAAACCGACGAGGAGCAGCGCGAGGAAGAAGATAAGCGCGAACGTGAGCGTCGAAAAGAGAAGGAAGAGCGGAAGACTGAAAAATCTCTTAGCCTATTTGTGAGGATATAATTATGAGAGGTTCAAAGAGAGGTCCTCACAAGTGTTTTAAAACACTGACTGATCGCCTTACCCCTAAGTATGTGTGCCCATCTAAGGGGAAAGCAGGCATTACAGCGCTGAGTACGATGGGTACCCGTCCCGAACGAGCAGCAGAATTAGAGGCTCTGGGTGAAGTGCGTAAGCCGCCTAAACAACAACGTGAAATGGAGTCCGATCCTATTGCTCTATTAGATCAAAAGGAAAAAATTAGGGAGCAGCGTCACCTGCTTCGTATGAAAAATCACCCTCAGACTCTTCACGCTGAAGAGTCTCAAGAAGCTGTGCAGCAAAAGCCCGACACCCTTCATTATGAAACCGATGAGGAGGCTGTAGAGAAGGCACTTAATGAGGTACTTGATCTCTTAGAAGAAGAAATCAGAGTTCATGCAGCTACTCCCAGATTTTCCTCTCTGTGTAAGTCTTTAATTATTATAACTGACCTCAATAAAGCTGAAGCGCCACCCCCTACAGAATCTAGTCAAAATCTAAGCTCATTTTTAAAAGATAATGATATTAAACCCGGAGAGACATTTAAAAGATATTTTAAAAGAAAAAAAATAGATATTGATAAGTTTGATAAACATACCAAAGAACATGATGCTGCCCACTCTATTTCTCCCGGTGCCTTTACGTTAAATAATTCTCGTGATGCTTTTTTACATACGCCCATTGATTCTCTTTATCGTACTTATAAAGGTGAGCTTGGGAAGGTAAAACTTAATTCTAAACTTAATTTAATTAAAGTAACTCTAGATCATTATAATTCTTTAAGTGGAAATTCTGCTTATAAAGGTTCCGATATAGAAAAATATAAAAAAGAACAGATGGCTCAAGTCTCAAGTCTTGAAAGCGGTTTTGAATCTTTACGTGGGGGAAAGAAGAAGGGGCCAGCTTTTACCAAACCTACTGCTTTTACTTCTAAAGATGTAAAGCGAGGGATTCAACGAGAAAAAAGAGAAAAGATTAGGGGAGCTTGGGCAAAGCAATTTCCTAAACGATTAAGTATGTTGACTGAAGAGGGTCGAGAGAAAAAATTAAAAGGAGTGGCCCTTACTGGCGAAGCATTATTGTGGCTTATGCCCACAACAGTAGGAATGAAGATTCTAAGTGGGGGAGCTAAATTTTTAGCGCCTAAAACTATGCAAGCTCTTTCTTCTATTGTGACACGTCTTATTGGAGGTGGAAAGGGAGCTGAAGGATCTCGTAAAGCATTTGTGACTGCATTAGAACCTTTAGTAGCAGGTGCTGGTAGTTCTAAAGGAAGGGCTCTTATTAATGCCACTATCCAAACAGCTTCTAAGGGGAGGAGTGTTGGACAGGTTATTAGTATTACACAAGGAGCATCTAAATTAAGTCCTGTAGCTTCGATTGGTGGTGGTGGAGGGGGTGCTGCTGCTACCGCCACCGCTAGACAATTAGTCCCAGAAGTAGCTTCAAAAACAGCACCTCTTTTATCGGTAGTTCCAGAGGTTGCTCCGGCTATTGGAAGTGCAAAAGAAGGAGTGGCAGCGGGAGCGGGGTTTTCCTCTTGGCTACTCAGTCAATATTTACGAGGAAAAAAGGAATCAAAAACTGAGGGGGTAAAAGCTCCTAAGCATAAGCCTCAAGTGAAACCTGAATTTATTCCACCTCGTCGTCCTAAAGTAAAACCTACACCGGAAGTAGGTGCTCCTCCTCTCAAAAAAGAAAAAGAAGTATCTGAATTAAAACAAGAGCCTACTTCTAAAACAGAGATAAAAACGGAACCTTTACCGGAAACAGATCCCGGAGGAAAACGTAAGGGTAGACGTAGAACGAGAAGAAGAAAAAGAAGGGAAGGTAAGATTGAACTTCTGACGATGAAGCCCAAGAGAGCAATTGATGATGAAACTAAAAAGTTACCTAAAAGAAAGAAAACACCCTCTTCTGTAGCTTCTGCTGAAGAGAGGACAGAGGATGCCACTCGTCAAAGAGAGAAAAAGCGTGGAAAAATGGAGAGGGGTGTAGAGGAAGCATCTAAAAAGGCTGCTGCTCGTCGTAATCAAGAGCGGTATCAAACAATAGGTGTAACTTCTAAAAAGTTTGCTCAAGTGGTTCGTAAATCCGTTTCTACTATGGAGGAGTATAAGGCCCTCTATAAAAGTAAATCCTATCTTGCACCTGTTGTGCGTCAGGTTTTGAATAAGCGCATTTCTCTGAAGGAAGCTCTTGATAAAGTACCTTGGCATATGCAAGCAGAACTTCTCGAACAGTTACATAAACGTGCTTAATCTATTCCTACTCAAGGCCCCTTCCTTATGCTAAGTTTGGGAAGTGTTTTTTGCACAGAAAAGTATAAAGAGATTCATTAATGGGCATTTTAAATAAATTAGTTACCAATCTAGTGCCTGATGCCCCGCCTATGGAAAAGGCATGGCGGGAGATCCCCTCCTCTGCAGCTAAGCGCCAGCCTATAGCCCTGATGCAAGACCCCATGAGCTTAGCTTATTCGATGGGGTATAAAGATAGAAAGACCAGTATGACATATGATGTGTTGCGCCAAGTAACTCATCAGCTAAGTCTTATTTCCGCTATTATTAATACACGAATTAATCAAGTCGCTGCCTTTAGTTCTCCTTTTAGACGAACGCGTACTCTTGGATTTGAGGTTAAACATAAAGATAGAGAGCATAGGCTGAGTAAAAGTGAGAGAAAGTTTATTCTAGAGTTAGAAAACTTCATTTCATCTTGTGGTAAGCCGATGGACAATCCTTATTACTTTGGTAAACGGGATAACTTCGATCAGTTTACTAGAAAAGTAATTAGAGACAGACTTATTTATGATGGTATGTCATGGGAGATAGTTCCTGATAGACGAGGTGGTCCTTTTGAATTTTTAGCAGTTGATGCTGCGACTATTCGTTTAGCAGTACCACCGCATTTAAAGAAACAGAAACTCAGTCAGAGAGAGTTTCTAAATATTAAACCTTATGTATCTGAGCTGGATTCTAGTGATGCTTTTGACTATCCCAGACTTCCCGTTAGCAATACGACTGCTATCAATGAATCTGCTGCATATGTTCAGATTTGGGAAGGAACAATCAAAAGAGCATTCACATTTGAGGAATTATCTTATTCAGTATCCAATCCTAGAACTGATATTAGGGTTAATGGGTATGGCTATTCTGAAATTGAACAATTAATTAATGTTATTACCGCTCAATTATGGGCTGAAGAGTACAACCGTAATTTCTTTAAACAAGGTGCTGCTCCGAAGGGTATTCTTAATATTCGTGGAGATAATATTGCGCCTGAGCAGTTAGAAGCTTTTCGTAGAGCGTGGACGGCTAATGTAGCTGGCGTTGAGAATTCCTGGCGCACTCCTGTTTTACAGTCGGAAGAAATTCAATATATAAACATGCAGAGCACCAATATGGAGATGGAGTATTCCCGGTGGATGGAATATCTCATTAAGCTTATTTGTGGTGTTTATCTTATTGCTCCTGAAGAGATAGGTTTTTCATTTACGGCTGGTGGAATGCAGCAGCCTATGGTGGAAACAGGTAATGAGTGGAAGCTCAAAGCTTCTAAGGATAGAGGATTACGTCCTCTCCTTAAGTTTTATGCAGATGCTATTAATCGAAGTATTCTAGATACTATAGATGATAAGTTTTATTTGGACTTTGTGGGGTTAGATGAGCTGACGGAGCGAGAGCGAATTGAGCTTCGACAACAACAAGTCCAATTTTTTAGAACAATAAATGAGGTGCGGCTAGATGAGGATTTAGAGCCATTGGATGACGGGGATATTGTTTTAAATCCTGCTTATTTACAACATATTCAGATGCAACATCAGTGGAAGACTGAGAAGCGCACATTGGATATGCAAGAACAACAAGCTCAACAGCAGCAAGCAATGCAACAAAAACAAATGCAGATGCAAGAACAAGCTATGCAAGGTGCTCCGGGAGGCGCTCCACCTGCTGAGGGTGCTCCACCTGCTGCAGGCGCTCCACCTGAGGGCGCTCCACCTGCTGAGGGCGCTCCACCTGAGGGCGCTCCACCTGCTGAGGGCGCTCCACCTGAGGGCGCTCCACCTGCTGAGGGTGCTCCACCTGCTGAGGGTGCTCCACCTGAGGGCGCTCCACCTGCTGAGGGTGCTCCACCTGCTGAGGGTGTGACTAAAGAAGATATCCAACAAATTTTGTCCAAAGTACCGCCTGCTGCTTTGAAGGAGTTAACTGGTGAGTAAATTTATTGATTTTATTGATGAGTACCGTGCTGGAAAGATTTCAGCTTTTGATTTGTATCAAAACTTACCTTTAGACATGCAAAAATCGGTTGAGACTGTTTTGGCGAAGGGTAAAACTGATAAAGATGAGGATGAGGAAGACGAAGATGATATTGGAGATGCTCTTTTTGGGGATGAAAAGAAGGATCTCAATAAACAATTTACAGCGGGGATAACAGCACGCCCTGCATCTCCTGGAGTAATGATGTCTTCCTTAGGGGAATTTTCTGCTTTACGAGCCTCCTTACGGCAGTCTCCGTCTGCTCAGAAAAATTATGTAGCGTCTCAGTATGGCACTGAAACTGTTCGTAAAAGTGGTGTAGGCTCCCCCTGTATTATTTGTAAAAAATTACACAAGTCTGTTGGGAATTGGTGTGAGTCATGTGGAGATGCTTTTAGGTCTTCTACGTGGCACAAAAACTCTCATTTGGAGTAGGAGAAATCAATGAGTGAGGATAGAATTAATACGAGAGTTCCTTTGAATTCTCCTTTGCATAAATCATTTGCTAACCCGTCATTCCAACGGGAAAAGCTAAGAGCATCTCAGTATAAAGTTCCTCAGGCCTCGTGGATGCCGGGAAACTCTATTTTAAGACGTTATGCTAATGGAACTTTAGATATTGATTATGCCGTAGCTAAAGTTTTTGAGTGTCTGGATAAGCTTCAAAATGGGGCTACTATGCTTCCGGGAGATCAAGCTCTTTTAGCTTTAGTTATCCCTGGAATGGCAGGAGTTCAAGTTCCCGGTGCTCACGCTGCGACGATGATTAGATTATCTCCAGAAGAGAAGATGCAGATTCGTGTTTTAGTGGGCGCAGAACGTCAAGAGATGTTGAATTGGAATGCTGGTCTGGGTGGGGGATCTACTCCCAATAGAACCACTACGCTTAGTTAATGCCACAGCATTATCTCAGATCTGGTTTATTTAAAGCTTTAGGTGAAGGTTTACCTCCTTCTACAGAACCTTCTTCTAAACCATCAATAGGACCTCGTGGTGGGCAAATTAAGAGGGTGAGTCCCACCACGGGTAAGCCTATTTACTTTAAGAAGTGGGGATCTGGACAGGGATATAACCCACATTCTCTTATCAATAAAGATAAGGGAGGTTATGAAATATATAAGAAGGGATCGATTATAGGAGATACAAAGAGTGGACACCCCATCCATTCTGACACTGGAGTAAACGATAGATATAAAAGTAAAACTCGTAATTATCAGTGGCAAGAACACATAGACGCTCACCAAGCACATTTTGCATTAGCTCAATCTATTAAAAATCTAATTATGGAACGCCTTATGGCAGGTGGGGATACCTCTAAACTCCATGGTAGGTATGATGCTCATATGAATTTCTCAGGACATCACTATAAAGAAGCCCTTTTAGATTTGATTCATGGCGAGAAAGAACCTGTTTCTCAAGAGGATTTAGGAAAACGAGAAAGAACTGGGAGCGCCCTATGAAAGGCAGGTATGTAGTGGATGTCGATCAACTATTGTTGAAATCAATAAGAGGAGATAGATCTCTTGATGATGAGACTCTGAGGAAAGCTATAAAGATACGGTTATTAAAAGAATATATAAAGGATGAGGGAGTGACTATTAATAAGTCGTTTGCTTTGCTAAGGATGCTTTCAGATGAATGAGCACATGCGAGATAAGGTTAAGATACACCTGAGTATTTTAGCTAAAAGTAAACCGATTGAGAGTTATTGCACAAATTGTGGGGCATGTTGTCATGCAGGAGTTAATATTCAAAAAAGTGGATCTGAATATAGACTCTATGTAAAGGATTTAGCGTGCCGACATTTAGAGATGGTAGAGGGTCAGAGTCGGTGTTCTGTTTATTCTGATCGATTTGAAAAAGCACACTGGTGTGCCAATACCGAAGAGATGATTGTCAAGGGTCTCGCACCCATGGATTGTCCTTATGTAGAGAGTTTAAATGGGTATTCTCCTTCAGTTTTAATTAAAGGAGACTCCTATACCCAATTAGTCCCATTACTTAAATTAGGTATCTCTAAAGGTAAGAAAGAGCCCTTTAATCCAGACCAGTATGAAGACTTTATGCAAAAGTGATATGCAGTGAAAAAGATATTATCAGATATACAGTGCGGGTGTGGCGAGCTTATTTTAAAAAGTTATGGCTCTGTAACTAAATTAAGATCTATGCTCCTAGTATTCAACGATAATGATGTAATGGCTAAATGTAGGAATTGTAAAAAAGAACATGTAATTCCTATAAAAATTGAAATGATAGAAAAAGGACAACCTGACTTACATTTTGTGCTTGACTGAGGTTTTTAATATTGTACTCTGAGCCTCAAGGTAGATATAAGTCACCTTAGTGCGGTTACTAAAAAAGAAGGATTCTCCATAAAGGGAGCATGTCAGCTAGGACATCTCTCTTTTTTTTGTTTATGAGTAGTATAATCGAAAAAAGCTTTTCATTTTGGATGCCTATTTCTAAAGCTAAGGCTGACAAAGAGGGAAAAGCACGAATTGTAGAGGGAATTGCTTCTACTCCTCATACAGATCTCCAAAATGAAGAGGTCGATCAAAAGGGAATCGATTTTTCTTATTTCTTGAAGCATGGTTACTTTAATTGGGACCATAAACCCGGAGCCGATAATAAAATCGGAGAACCTTGGGAAGTAAAAGTAACTCCAAAAGGTCTTTATGTAAAAGGGATGCTTTATAAAGGTAAAAAAGTTGCCGACGCAGTGTGGGAACACATTAAGACCTTAGCCGCTAATCCTGAGAGTAACCGTCGTTGTGGATTTTCCCTGCAAGGAAAGACCCTTCTTCGAAAAGGCCAAAAGATTGCTCAATGCTGGATACAAGATATCGCCATTACTACAGCACCTATTAATCATCACACATATTTAGATGTCGTTAAGTCACTCTCTGCTTATAACTTAAGTAAGACTTTAGCTGCAGGATACCCTATCGCCAATCAGACGGACGGTGGCGCTCTTACGGAAGAAGATTTAGATAAAGATGTGACTGATGTGGCATATGGTGGTAGCGATGACCCAAAATTAACTAAGGCACAAGTTCAATTTTTAATTTCACAGAATTTAGGTTATTCCAGAAAAACCTCTAATTTGTTATCAGATATCCTCTTTGAGTTATCTGTCTAAGGAGAATTTTAATGAGTCAGATTATTGATAAAGAAATGAAGGGTTCTCATCGCCGCACAAAAGGTGTTGATTGGCCGGATGATGAACCTCAAACTGAAGAAGAAGAGGATCACATTGGACCCGATGGGACTGATTATGTAGCTAAAGCTTATGATGACGATGAGACTGAAGTAGAAAGAAAAGTTGGTGAGAAAGAAGGTCGTATGTTTGCAGAGGGTGAAGAGGAAGAGGAAGACGAGGACGAAGGAAAAGAAGAAAGCCGACCTTTGGACATGGATAAGTCTTTCTTTGATTACGTTGAAGAGAATCCCACCCTGCTGGCTGGTGTAGAACAGTCTCCTTTTCTTCTAGAAATGGTTAAGTCCATTGGCTTTTCTTTTGCTAAATTAGAGGATAATTTAGGCGTTGTCTTCGCAGGTGTTCACAATGATTATGTGGATTTTGCGAAAGGTGTTGATGGTACTTTTGAAGAGCTTGGAAAAAGCTTGGGTATGATTGATACGACTGGGACCTCAGTTGATGAGTATGCTGCACAAGGAAATGTAGACCTTACCAATGCTGCGCCTTTGAATAAGGGTGGTTTTGGAGAGGGTCAGCCCACTAAGACTGATATTCTGGGAACCCTTATGAAAGGGTTTGAGGAAGGTAATGTATCTCCTCAGGATATTATTAAGTTTGAAACTACTGGAGTTCTGTCACCCGACATTCAAAAGAGCTTGGGATTATAGGAGATACCAATGTCTGATACAAGATTTGAATCAGAGCTTGTGAAAAGTCTTCATCGATTAGATGATATTTTAAATAAAGCTCAAATTGAAGATCACCGCACTGCCCACGCTCCAAAAAATTGGGGTGATGGCGAAACCCATGATTATGACAGTGACGAGGATACTGCCTGGACTGATTCTTACGAAGAGGACGGGACGGACTATAACGGCCCTAAAAAGAAAAAGAAGAAGAAGATGAAGAAAGCTCATGGTGATGAGTATGAAGATGAGTCCCGTGACGAGCGTGCTGATGTAGATAAGTATGAGTACGAAGAGGGCAAAGAAGAAGAAGAGGAAGAGGAAGACGATAAGAAAAAGAACGTGAAAAAGAGCGTTCACACTGGTGTTGAAGTCAGTGAATTCCTCGGTGAGCTTACTAAATCCATCGCTTTTTATTGTCACGATTTAGAAGAGTCAGTAATTAAATCAATTGCCGACCTTCACAGTGAAAATGGGGAGATTGTGAAATCTCTTGCATATAACCTTTCTGTTATTTCTGAGGCCATTGATGGGTCTAAGGATAATATTGTGAAGTATGCTGAGGGTCCCGCACGTGGACCTAAGAGCTATCAGTATATGTCTAAGTCGGTTCCTTCTCAAGATACATTAGATAAGAATCAAGTTTTAGATCTTCTTGTCAAAGGTGTTGAGGCAGGCACAGTATCTCCTCTTGATGTTATCAAGTGTGAGCAATATGGGCCTGAGGCTGTGAGCCAAAACGTTTTGAAAAGTTTGACTGCTTAATTAGGAGATATTAGATGAATCCGCAAATTAGCTTAGCTGATTATGACGGGCTAAACGGTTTTGGTGCCTCATCGCAGAATGATGTTGCCCAGCTTACTAAAGCCCTTTCCGCAGGTTACGCCGTTGCTAATCAGCAAGGCGGTGCTGCACTTCGTGTTGAGAGTCTTGAGAGTAGCTTGAAGGTTGTTACCTTTACTAATAAGCACATCAAGTTCTGGAAAAAGATTCCAAAGAGCCCCGCATACTCAACTGTTGAGGAATTCAACGTTCTGAGTAGCTACGGTGCTGCTGGTGCTTTTGGGTTTACTCGTGAGGGTGAACTGCCGCAAAGCCAAGACAGCACGTATCGTCGTGAGACGGCATTGGTCAAGTATATCGGAACCACCCGTTCGGTGACTCACCCGATGACACTTGTCAATCCTGCTTCTGGCGATGTTATTGCTCTGGAAAACCAGAACGGTATCTTATGGCTCCTTGAGCGTGTCGAGGATTCGTTGTTCCACGGTAACTCTGGTCTTGCTTTTGATGGCGAGGCTGAGCAGTGGGACGGTATGGACTCTCTGATTGCTGGCGCTCAGACTATTGATCTCGAAGGTGCACCTCTTCAAGAGGCTGACATCGAAGAAGCCGCTAATCAGGTTATCGAGTCTTTCGGCTATCCCACGGATATTTTCCTGGGTACCCGTGCGATGAGTGACTTGGTCAAGACTTTCTATCCCCGTGAGCGTGTGCAGCTTCCTGCACCGACTAACGGTAAAGTTGGTCTGGCTATTGAGTCGATGTCTACCCAAGCAGGTAACATTGAGTTCAACCCCGATGTCTTCATTCGTGAAGGTAAGAATCCTCCTGCTGCTGCAACGAGCGCTAATGCTCCTGCTGCAATTGGATCTATTACGGCGGCTACAGCTGCTGGTACAGGTGAATGGGCTAAGAGTATAGGTGCTGCACCTGCTGCACCCCAAGTATTTGGTTATGCAGTGACTGCATGTAATCGCTTTGGTGAGTCAGCTCCGGTATTTTTTGTATTTTTTACTAATACTATTGCTCAGGACCTCACCCAAATTACCGCAGCTACATTAACTGATGATATTACACTCACAGTTACCAATGCGGGAGTTGTTGGTCCGAATCCTCCTGAGTACTTTATGATTTATCGTACTTTGCCTCGTGCAGCAGGTTCGGCAGTTTCGGCTAATGTGGCTGACTACAGTGAGATTGCACGTCTTCGGTGTGCTAACCAAGCTGCCGGGTCTCCACTTGCCGCTTTGCCGGTTGATCGAAATGCGATTAT